GTTTTACGTACCATAGGAATTCTATCAAACCTATGTATAATGTATGCGGTTGGAATCTCTTTTGGTTTACTTGTATCATACCCGCTTAAACTTGCAAGAGTACCACGATACAAATATCCTTGTAAATCTAAGTCATACAAGACAAGAACACTTGCTTTGGATAATAACAAGTTTCCAGGAAACCCAGTACTAAACCAACCTATATCCACTTCGCTCTTTTCTTCCCAACGACATTTAATTTCTACAGGTGTGTCAAAGGTAAACCCACCGTACCCATCATTTTGTGGATTCCCCCAATAAACGGCTGTTTCGACACAGAACCGTTTTGCTACCTTTTCAATTCCTTTACCAGACGGAGTCGTTAGTGCCATTTTTAATCAAAATTAGGTATTGCTTTTGTCCAAGCAAAAGATTTACCTTTTGCTATTGAATTCAATGTACCAGAACTATCTAATGTTACAGCCATCTGTCCATAGGTCGTTCCTAACAATCCTTCTCCCCATTTACCAGCCCATTCAATCATTGCAGTACCTGCCTGTTCCTTTTTGGATTGTCTTTCACGTGTTGAGACAATCATATGGGCAGACATCCACATTTCTATCTGGGTTAATAATTCTGTGCTTAATCCTTTCGTACCAAGCAAGGCTGTTACGAAAACATTTGCACTATTAATAAACCCTTCGATAACATCTTCATCTAAATCTGTATCATCCAGGATATTTATTACATTATCTACGGTTGTTCTCATACCATTACCTCCCTACTTTTGTTTAATAAAGGATCTATTACTCTTGGAATATCATTGTTCCATTTTAATCCGAGCCATTCTACGGTTTCATAAATTTGTTTGTAATCTCCTGTAACCATTCTTTCAGGCCATATAATACGGCAATTCAAACCTGCTTCAATCATTTGTACAAACCTCTTTTCGTATTCGTGTACCCACCATAACCACGCTTGTCCTTCGTTTTCAAAAAGAAACTCACTACGAATAACGGGGTCTTTAAAAATACGCATATATCCGGTTTTAATACAAGACTGAATAACATCTCCGGTACGACGACGAACAATCAACCACTTTGCGTCAGGATAAGCATAGTTCCAAACAGGCCATAAACGGGTCAAACCACTATGTTTAACCATCCAAGGCTTTCCTAAGCCTTTTTGGGCTACCAAAACCCTGTTAATACTTTTACCCCAATTAACCGGAATTTGCAACGTATCAACGTCTGGTAGCCCGATAGGGCTTAAATCTAACAACTCGTTATTAAACCCTACGATAGTTTGGTTTTCAAACATATTATTGCAATAGCCCGACCATACACCACAAAGATCAAGTATTCTTGCAATCAACGTACTACCCGAACGTTCAACTCCTGTTATTAAAATTGGGTTATTTCTCATTGTATATAATATTTATAATCTTCCCCCATAAATTCTTTCAACTTAGATAAATCTGCATCTTTAATACCTGTAAAACCGTTACCAAGTTTATGCCCTGTTCCTATACCACTCCGTCCAGGCATTCCTTTTATACCGATAGCTAATTGCAAATTGATAAATAAATTTACGGATTTACCTTGTTCCCGAGCCATCTTCCAAAACTCAACATCTATCCATTTATGGTGTAAACAATCATCAAACAAAGGTAAAGCATTAATTGAAAAACAGGTTTCAAATAAACTCGCATGACACATTACACTATCCCCATTCCTATGAATCTTATAAACCCTATTTTCAATGTTGTAATAAATTGAATTGGATTGACCAACAACATCATACCCTTTCAACTGTTTTAACATTTCCTCTAAATAAGTAGGTTTATAATAATCATCATCCTCAATAATAAATATTCCTTCAATCCAACCTTTTGGTAAGGCTTTGAGTACAGTTACCGCTGAACGTAGATTTCTTCCTTGTGTATTGTCACCAATTTGCCAAGCAGGTCGTGGATATTTTTTAACAATCGTCCAATTTTCCCTAAAATTTTGTTTTAAAGAATTCGTAGTTTTAGGTAAACAATCATCAATAACAATCCATAATACACGTCCTGTATAAGTTTGTCGTTTCATCCATTCCATACATAGTTTGAATTGATGTGGACGACCTCCTGTTGGTGTAATAAGTACAATCATTTGAACATATTAAAAAGTTTCGTATTCCTTACGTCAACTAATTTTTCTTTTTCCCAAATCCAGTTTTTATCTTGTGCTGGTTTGTAATGGATTCCGTGTCCTTTGTTCTCACCTAATTCCCACGCTTTCTTTCTACGATTAAATGTTTCTTCCCTTTCTTGTGCAGGTTTACACATTCCATAATTAATAAGTAAACCATCACTAAAATGAACTCTTTTTGTATGTAAACGTAAAGCATCCGGTCCAAAGGAAAGGCTGTCATCATATTTAGCAACCATTTGTAAACGACGTCCTATGGTTACATAAAAGTAATTCTTATGGAAAGGTAACTTAAACTCTTCTCCGGTATTATATGCCGTACAATGATTTACTTCAATCATATTACAATTTTTACCTTCTGCTATTTTGATTTCATCAATAATACCTTTAGGGAAAAAATAGTAAATATCAATCCCACAATACAATACCCAATCAGGTTTAATTTTTTGAACAGCTTTGGTTAATTCAAAGTTTAATTTCTGTAACAAAAATGATTCGTTGGTATCAGTTCTTATGGTGGGTATTTTATTCTCCATTAACCACTCATAAGTTCCGTCAGTTGAAAAATTATCATTAATCAAAAGTTCACAACCCTGACTACGATAATATTCCACCATGTATGGAATATACTGTCTTTCATTATAACAATTTGATGCAACTAATATTTTCATCACATAAATTTTAACCAACTTGTGTCAACATAATTTTTGTCAGGTACACCAATAACTTCATCTACGGCTTTTACCACCATATTTTCATAGGCTTTTGCGTAATCATGCCCTGCTAAAATACCACCTTTTTTGAGCACCTTTAAAGAACTTAAAATATCTTTTTTCACCCAATCGTATGTATGATCAGCATCAATGTAAATAAAATCAACTTCCGGTAACTGTCCTACAGCTTCTTCCATAGTCATTTTCAATTTGACTACATCATATTCTTTTACCTGTTCATCAAATATAGGTTCTGCAAATCTAATCCAAGTACCCGGGCACCACGTATCAACAGCATACAATTTCTTTACCTTACCTGATTCTAAAAATAATTTAGCACTATCGCCACGAAAACAACCAACTTCAATCATTGTAATTCCTTCAGGTAAATCGGCAATCAAAGAAAGTAAACCTTCCTTTAAAAGACCTTCCCTTGCCGAAATCATAACCTTTTCCTCATCTGACATAAATTCGATAGGTTTTTTAGACTTTGGTTGAGGTGGTCTTGCCATGAGTTCTTGTTTATTCATCTTACCAATAATTGTCCTAAATCATAACAACTTAATTTCTCAGAACAAAGTACAGAATCATAAACTGCTTCTGCCAATTCTTTGTTTGTTTTTCCAATGTATTTTGATTCTCTTTCAATAGCATTTTCTATGTCCTCAATAGTACTCCAAGGAATACAATTTGGAAGTTTAAGAATATTATTTACTACTGAAATACCACGTAAACCCAATTCCACAATTCCAAATCCTCCACCAGCATAAGAACATAATTGTAATCCTACAAATGTTTGAGAATAGGCCACATCTTTTGGTCCATTGTGCCATTCATCTGCCGGTATAGTATAATCCGCAACTAAAAAAGGATGTTTCGTTTTTACCTGTTCTAAAACTCTGCTACCATAATATACAGGGCTGTTCTTATTCACATAACTGTAAACTTTATCCCCAAGAACCTGTGGATTGATTGTATCATTAATAGCCCAATGAATTAAAAAACATCCCAAACCTTGTTGTTCAAAATAGGCTTTGATATTTGGGTGCGGTGTTACATTAATAATCTTACTATTTTTGAAAACATTTAAATCTCTCCATTTTTTAGAATCTAATCCTTCCCATTGTATGACTACAATAGAATGATGTTCTAATATGACTTTCAAATCATCGGAATTGTAACAACCAAATACGACTAAAGGTTCATATCTATCATATAATGGTTTTAATTTGTGCATTTCCAAAAATTGGAAAGCACCCATTGAACTTGATTTATATCCTTGTTTAATTTTCATACTTTTAAAGCCTCCTTCAACGTCATTTTAGGAAATTCATTAATTGCACTATTCGGATTAACATTTATGATTTGTATGCCTAATTTTTTAGCATCGTTTGCAATAGCAGGAAAGCCTTGCAAATGCCTACGAAACGGCAGATTTCGTACGTTCTTAGGCTGCCCGTTTGTATTATATACACTATGGAAATGCTGTGAATTCGCCGTGTCTAAGCACATATCAAAGCCTAATAGAAATATACGTTTTACTCCTGTATGGGCTGCTACACTTATTGCACAACCTCCACTATTCTTATTCCAACTCACGGTTTGAGGTGTGGGTGATATTCCAGCAGGATGCGTAGGATTTCTACTTAGATACTTTACCCACGGAAATTTATCTGTTGATGGGGCACAACTTAATTTAAGTCCTGAAAATTTATATAACGCTTCCTTATTCCTAACAAAGAAATTATTATCACCAAAGAAAACCATATCTACCCACGGTCCCAGCATAAATGCTACATTGATTCCGATAATATGTTTTTTATGAATAGATTCCATATAAGGTGAATAAAGGGAGAGTGGTTGTTTACCAATAACAACCTGATTAACCACTTCATTAGGAATACTAAATTCCTTAGTTATTGATGGACCACCCCCTATAATCCAAACATCACCACCCTCCCATATTCTTGGAACCGTCCAATTCATCACAAAACGTTTAAAACTTTTTCTGCTTCATCACGTTCCATTGGGGCATCGTTGAATATTTTACCTTGTTTATCAACAATATTCCATTTACCATCTTCAGTCTGCATTAAAGTATAGTTAGAAACTTTTTTAGGTTTCATAAAAGGGTCTTCCGGTAATTTATCAACAGGGACAATTACATCACGAAATGCAGCAGGGATTTCTTCAACTGTTGCTGTAAATACTTGTCCTGGTTTGATATACCGATTATTAAACATAAATGAACCTTTACCAATTTTCTTCCAACGTATTGGAACAGGTTTCATTATCTCTTCTACAATAGGTTCTTCCTGTTTTGGGTAAACCTCAAGTATAGGTTCTTTTTCTAACAACTCTACCTTTGGTTCAATAGGTGTGATTTCCTCCAACGGTTCTTCTACCTGTTCCACAAAATCTTCTTTTGGTAAAGTTTCTTCTGCGACTTCGGTAACAATATTTTTACGAACTCTTGTTGCCATGATAATTTTTGATTAAATTAAAAAAAACAATCACTTGATTAGTGAATAATTAAAATTAAACCAATCCAGCAGCCATGTGGACAATACCTGTATGTCCGTTGTAATCGGAACGAATCTGCGGAACCTGAATCGAAAGAACTTTGTATTTGTTGACAAAATTTCCTTCGGTAGACCACTGAACGTTGGTAAGACCCATACCACGAACAATACGAACGACATCGGTAGTCGTCTGAACCAACAACACGTTGCTTGAAGCCAAACGGTCAATAACCTTGATAGCCTGAATCCCTGCAATCTTCATAATCCTTTCACGGATTGTAGTACCGGGAGTAGTCGTATCGTAGTCGTTGTCCAAACGGGTTTCAAAATTCGTCGGAATATAAAGCACCCAAGGACCATAGAAATAATTGTTAATTGACGATTGTTTCATAGCAAGGACACTTTCAACAATCTTTGCACCGGTAGTTGCAGTATTAGCCCAATCACCATACGTAGAAAGATTTACCAATTCACGATCAGGATAATTAACAAGGCTATAAATTGTACCACCACCAAAAGAATAGGTAGTAGAAGTAAACAACATATCTTCAAACTTTTCAGCTACACGACGGGCAGCACGTTCAGCAGAAGTAGTATCAAGGGCATTACCAAGACTACGACTTGCAGCCAACACACGGGTATTGATTTCGTAATCCACATGAACAATAGGAATCGGCAAATAAGTCGTTCCAAAAACCGGCCTGTCACCTTTGCTACGGGAAACGCCATCCATTGTCATTTCGGCTTCCATAGCATCGGATACAGTATGCGATTCAAGAACCGTAGTACCCATTGCATTTCCAAGGTTGTAAACCAACCCACGACTAATAAGATCGTTAAATCCAGTCAAACGCTGTTCGGCAACACCAAGAATAGCGGCATCAAGTGCCTGCCATTCTTCCCGACGAAGTACGGCTTCGGTATTAACCTTAATCGTACCAAAATTTTCAGGTTTCTTAGGATCACCTCCTTTAAAAACTGAAATAAAAGAACCAACTTTACCTTCCTCATCTATTGACAAAAAAGGACGCATCCGTGAAGGATTTAACTGATTGGTCTGGAATTTGGCGGCAACCTCACCTTGTGCGGTTCCGTATCCGATTAAATCGACATTAGTTTCCATAAAATAATTTCCTCCAATCTTTTTAGTTAATCCTTACAATTACGCGATTCAGCGGGTCCTCTCCGGTAGAACCGGACATATCTACCGCTTCTACAACCTGCCCAATAGGAGCAGTAGTACCTACTTTGAGGTATCCATCACCATTGCTTTCCAGCCATTCTCCAATATCGGCAGTCTCACCATCGGCAAGAAGTCCATAAACCATATCCCCACGACCAGGCAACCAGCATTGTACTCTTTCATTGGCAGCAAAAGGTACATCAATTCCACGCCCTTGGAGTTCATCTTCCAAGGCAAACATAGGCAGTGCCCTTCCAGCAGATGATGAATGGGGCTGGACTTTATCCGCAGTCGTTACCTCAATCAACATTCCAGGTGTAATAGCACCAACAGCAGCGTATTCTTCAATAACGTCTGCGTACTTTTTAATCTTAATGGTGTGTTTCGCCATTTTTAAAACCTCCTCTTTATTAATTAATTTATTGAATAGGCAACATCAAAGGTTCAACCTTACTTTTTTCTGTCGTAGCACCACGAAGCCCGTTCACAGAATAATCGTGCATTTCACCTTTCTTAATAACTGATTTTTCCAGTTTCTGTAATGTATTTAAAGACATTACATTCAGTTCATCTTCACTCCAAGTATCCTTTTCAGTATTAGCTTGGATAGAAGCAATTAGGGCATCTTTTCTTTCCTTAAAAGTAGCAAGACCAAGATTTACTTCGGCTCTTACATTTTCAGGAAGAACATTCAGGTAATCGTCCAAACCTTTTGCATTAGTCTGAATCACTTTAACAGCATCTTCCACAGAAGGTAAGGCAACATTCACCTGCATTTTTTTCGGTACAAGTTTATCTAACTTGTCTTCAGTAAGTGCTTCCAACCATTCTCTATCAGTTTCGTCAAAATGAGTAGATTCATGTGCAATTAATTCGTTGACCCTTTCTTTACACGGTTCACACATTTCTTCTTCTTTTTCGTTATTTACTTGAATGTATTCAATTTTTCGCATAACTTTCACAGGTTCCCCTGTCAGTTCTATAGTCCCGTCAGCATTCGTTTGATAGGTTTGCTTATACAATTCTGATTTACCATCTTCAGTCCTCTTGTTATATATAAGGTATCCATCGTATGCTTCTTCTAAATAGTAGTACACACCTTGTGAGTCCATACCATTCAACATATTATAGATACGATTCATAATAGCAGAAAAACCTTCTTGGTTTATCATAATTGGCACAACAGCAAAACCTTCTTTGTTCAAATGCTTTAACATTTCTGAATTAACAGTTACTTCATTCACATTTGTACCTCCCTCTTTTTCGTTATTTACTCTTAAACCACACCCATCTTTCACTGAACACGCACCGACCTCTCCGGGCAGAAGAGCGAGATGATCCGGTCTATGATTGTGGGCTATTCTTTCGTACGTTTCTCCATTCCATTCACCTTCCTTTTCTTCATTGTCTGTAAAGACACCTATACTAACCTCCATTATGGTTCCACTTTGGATATTTTGTACGGTTTCCGGTGAGATTTCATTTAATCTTTCACAATTAAGTTTCAGTGTTGCAGTTAGTTTATTATCTTTCATTATTGCTTCTGAAATATAACCAACCACATACTCTTCTTTTATTCCATCTTCATTAACAGAAACAAACTCCTCACCAATTACAGGATGATGTATTGTTACAGGTATGTTCTGCCAAAGTTCTACAGAATTAGATAATTCTTGAGATGAATGATAAGTTCTTCCACCACTACCATTATGTACTCCTTCCACCATCATGACAACAGGAACGACATAATGAGGAACTTCGTTAATTACCTCAAGTAACGGTGTGTAACCTTTCAATGCAAAGTTCACACATATTTCCATATTTGCAATTTCAGACATTATTTTCCTTTTTTAACAACGATTGGTAAAGCAATACAACGACATTGAGGATGAACTGGTATCATACCTTCTACCTCATCCAAGGTAAATCTCTTACCATTATTTGAAGCACAAATAGGACAAACACGGTCATCATTGGTAGATCTCCATTCTGCGATAATGTACACCCCATCAATTCCCCAATTTCTAAACTCATTAATCATTGCTAAATGATGGGCACGGATTAATTCTGTCCTTACCATGATTTCAGCTCTACGCATTGCTGGAATAAATCTTCCCAAACTATCCGTAATTCCTAAATCACCAACACCAGCTCCATTAATTACAGAAACAAGTTTCTTTGCGAGTACCTTTGCCCCATCACCATCGGCTAATCCTTGTGCAAGTACACGGCTAATGAGTTGGCTCATTTGTGAGGTAATCCCTTTCAACTCAGAATAAGCACGTACATACACAAGGGCTAAAGCATCTATCTGTAATGGTACAAATAGATCTGTGAAAGAGATATCATAACCAGATTTTTCTAATTCTGACTGAGCACGTGTTCTACCCCTCTTGTAACTATCCGTTACATATTTACCCCACCACGTCTTAAAATAAGCAGGACCAGATTGTCCAAGGTCTTCTACGGTTATGATACCCTTTTCAATTTGTTCTTCCAACCATTTACGAAATTCCTCAACCTTTTCCGCATTACTTAAAAATTGGTATCCTCTTTCTCCTGGTTCAACAAATGTATGAATGTCTTTTAAACCAAATACATCTTCTGTGACAACCAATCTTTTAATCTTACCCACAAGTTCACGAAATCTACGATTACTTTCAGCCACAGCCCTATTACGAAGAACCGTAGTCCTTGTAGGATCATACCTGTTAGAAACCGTAGTTTTAGAATTGGTATTTATACAAAACTCACACATTGTTCATTCTTTACACAAAGTTAATATATTTTATAAAGACAACCTAATTTTTAAAGTAAATATTTTTAATTCTTTTTTATGTCCTGGAATTTTTACAATGATTGGTGTTACCTGAGTTTCTTTAGACGTTTCTTTCATTTCTTTTCAACGGAACATTTGCGATTGCTTGACTTACGTCAGCTTTGCTAAAAACCATAACAATGATATTCATTACCAAAGACAAGGCTTGTTCAAAACGTTCTTCAAACTCATCCTGTGGAATATCAAATTCCACCTTTAGTTCTTCCATCATTTGCTGAAATGGTTCTTCCTGTGCATTTTTCACATCTTCAAAAATAAGATTAAGATTCTTAAAAATCCAAATCCACGCAGTTCCGGTATAAGAAATACCAATCCATTCACCAACACTAATCTTTTTGTCGGCATACGCTTTCATAATGGTTTCGAAGGTGTTCAAAACTCTGCTCAACGCTTTTTTAAGATTTTCCATTTTGTTTCTCCTTTTCTTTTTTAGTAAATATTGATTTAAAAAACTCCGTTATATTTTTTCGTTCTCTTACCGCTTTATCAATTATTCCTGTTAATCCAACCGCAAGAATTAACTTTCCAATACCTTCTTCCGTTGGTGGGCTTATTGCGTTTGGAAATAAAGATAAGAATGCTTCCCACAATAACATCATTATAACAGCCGATGTGGGGCGTGTTACTTGTTTCTGTATTTCTCTTGGTGTTGCCATTATTCATACCTCCTATAACCAAGTAATTCAGTACCGGGATATTTAGAAATCCGTACCTCGTCGGATTGATTGCCTCCCAAAACCCAAACATAGAAACCGTCATTCTTAACATAAAAACCAACGTGCCCTTGCCACCCCAAAGTACCACGTTTGAAAACGGCAATATCCCCAATTTCGGGAACCATAACTTTCTTACCCCAACCAAGCCAACTACGAGCAGCAAGATTTTTGGTAATGGGTAATCCGGCTTTCAGCATACACCAGTTTACAAAAGCAGAACACCAGGGTATTTCATCTTCTTTGATTTCCGAGAAACCAATGTCATGGAAGTACTTTAGTATATCCGGATTTTCTCCACCCTTACGCTCTTTATTTCCATACTGGCTCAGAGCAATTTCAAATGCTTGTTTTTGTTTTGTATTCATCTTAATGTGTTGTAAATTGATAAAACCTTCGGAATGTAAATTTTGTTTTTTGCCTCAGCAGAACACTCCATGATAAATAAACCATCAGCATATCTTTTATCTTGTACCCAACGTTTACAAGAAATTAACTGCCGGCTAATAACTACATTTCCACTGTCAACATGACCGACACTGATACGTCCACCCAACCGTTTCTTTCCACTTATCCAAGCCTGATCAAACTGGATAAAATCATTTTTCAAATCACAAATAGCTCCGTACAATTCCGGATGAAGTGTGGTATCATCATCCAGAAAATAAACATAACCTGGATGCTCTTTTTTGATCAAATCCAAAGCAAAATTTCTTTGGGCATTTCCCCACTTACTACGTTTGTCTTTAAAATAATGAACTTCAGCAGTCGGTGGTACATCGTGTGGCATGTGTGGCTTAACTCCGTCCACCACAACCAACCATCTGTAATTACTTTCCGGGATGTTTATGCTTTCATACATAACACCCAGATTCATCATCCTGGTACATGGTGTAATGATATTTAAAAACAAACCGTGCATTTCGTCAAAAATAAAATTATGACCATTGAAATCCAAACCAACACCACTGCTGTAAAAAACACTTTCTCACGCATCAACATCTTCTCTTTTTTTGCCAGTGTTTCCATTATGTGTCCTCCTGTATTCTTTAAAAGTCGAACACATATCAGTGAGCTGAACCGTCAATCCTCCAATCTTTTCAATCACTTCTTCATGGTGCCTGGTTTCCAACTCTCGTGTTCGTTCGATTGATTCTTCAATCAACTCATGTAATTCACGAACATCTTTGTTATGAGTATTTGTTACTTCACCCATGCGTTGATAAATGTCTTTTACTATACCAACTCTTTCCTCTATGACCTTTTCAACCCGTTTATCCACCCGAACAATCTCTCTCTGATTGGATTGAATATCACCAGCCATGCGTTCCTGTTCACGAATGTTACTTTTTTGAAATTTATACATCCCAAAAGCAAGGGAAATAAAACCCATTAAAGCACCCCAAAATTGCCAATCAATATGGTCCATTTTTCAATTGTTTAGTTATCCATTCACTATCAAAAAGTACCATTTTATAACCTCCATTTGTTCGTTTTGTTACTGAAATACTGTAAGCCATTTTTAATTTTTTTTAAAAGTTTAAAAACTCTACATATTAACCTTTGTCGTTCTTATAACGACAACAAGTCATATTGCAATTCCACAAGAGAATATTTAGAAAATTATTCATTATTTTATTTTTCTATTTGACTAACTCTACGAACACCACTAACAGGATTAGGGTTCTGTGTCTTACCTAAAGCATCTTTGGTATTACCACCTGTGTCTTTTTCACCACCCATTAATTCCTCTTCTTCATCCTTTGTAAGTTCTTCTTCCTCTTTTATTGCACGTTCACGATTTGCAATAATTTCATCAATCTGTGTTTTATCAAAATATAAGAAATGTTTTAAGAACAAGTCTAATGGTAAATATTCTTCAATACCAGACATTACAAACTCTTTCATTGAAGCAGCACGAACCTTTCCAAGTTCAACCTTTTCCTTATCAGAAAGACTAAACATCTTATCCCATACAATTATATAAGGTGTTGCTGGTTCAGGTAAAACACCTACTTCAATACATTTGTCTATAAAAGGACGTAATATCATTGGTTCGTTTTGTTCCTCCCTACGTGAGGTTACATAACTAACCCATTCCAACTTGTCCTGTGCAGAACTTAACTCACCACGTTCAGAACCCGTTAGGATACGTTTTGGAATACCTGTTACGGCAGAAATCATCTGCATTTGTACATCCACGTGATTTATAGGATCTGCAATCTGCTGGGCAAGTGCATTATATTTTACACCTTCATTTATAAGAACTCTTCTTAAATTATTTTCAAACTCATCAATTTGTTCCTTTAATGAAGTAAACATTTCTTCTGTCATTTGGTAATCCGGTGAAACCTCTCCAGTGTACCCAGGACGTGCCCCACGCCAAAACATTTCAGCATCACCACCAACCAGTTTTTCAAGATCAACCAAACGATTAAAAACAGCTCGTAATCTTGGTGTACCGAATACTTCGTCATCCACAGGATCCTCTACAAGATGTACGACACGAGTATAATGAGCGTTGACAGTTGTTACAGAAGTCCCCGTTGTTATTTTTATGCCATAATATAAAGGTAGTCCATAGCGTTCACTTTTAGGATCTTCATCATATTTTGATATTTCTGCTTGGTCTTCCGAAAGAGGTTTAACATACAATAACTCTAATTTCTTATTTGTAGACTTTGAAACAGGATTTTTAAGCCCTTCCCGATTAGACACATCATTTAATCCAAGAAACAAAATAGAGTAACGACCAATACCTGTTAATTTGTCGGCACGAATAAAAATAGACTTTAATTTCAATTTTTTGTCTAATTCCTTCCAAGCCTTTTCAAATTCACTATCATCTTCTTTTATCGTTTCAATTACATCAATTGTACCTTTCCAAGATGCTTTTACAGGGCGGTCAATAATAGCTTTTGCGATATCGTGTCGTAAATAACGATTCCAATAAGTTGAAAAAGTAATTTCTTTTGGATAACCAAGTGCTTGGTAAATGTCCCTTGTACCACCATAGGTATCTGTTCCTAACATATTAGCAAAAGTCATTCTTGCCAATAATTCACTAAATGTTGTGATCTTTTTTGATACAACATTTACTTGTGGTGCTATTTTCCTTTTTCTTTCCATTATGTTATTCTTCTTGCTACCTTTTTCCTTGTCAAGAAATTAAACCCACCTGAGGTGGCATCAACCTGGTCTTTATATGTTGAGTTTGGGAACAATTCAAATTCATCCATATACACCTTGTTCCACTCTGCAATTCTCAACAATATATTACCATTATTTACCTGTACACTTAACGGGTCTGCCCTCTTTGCTTTATCCCCCGTAGGCTTGTCTGCTTCTACAAGATACCCTGCAAGGTTACGAATTGTGTTTTCAGCTGATTCCTTACCACCCGACCCAGGCTCCTGCTCAACTACCACCCAACACTTCTTCCCATCCACTTCAGCAGTCTGTCGTATAATTCTTTCCCTTTGTTCAGAACTCCATTGTCCACGTTTTACGTCATCCACCAAAAACTTACCACTCTTAAGTTTCCCAATCTTTACTCCTACCGTGTAAGCACCTTTTCCTGCACTACCGGCCTTATCCCAATATCGTACCCATTTAATGTCATTTTCCTTTTCTTCCAATATTTGATTAGTTAATTGGAAATGTTCTATTTTGAACATTCCACCACCTGGAGGAGTCGGTGCTTGACCAATTTGTCCAGCATAACCATATTGTCCAAGATCGGTTTCCAATTCCTGTAAAACAGACCAAGGCATACGATTTACGTCAAACAAATTATCTACATAATGTTTTTTTAATTCCTGTGGTTTTAACTGTCCCTCAAAATGAAGTATTTCTCCAGGAATACAAATATGTCGTAAATTTTCTTTCTGTTTCTTTAAAAGGTGTCCTGACGGATCATCTTGGTGTAACCTCTGCATAATACCAATCGTTGTAGAAACCTCTTTATTTGTTTTACGTGTTGATAAAGTTTGGTCAATCCAACGGGCAGCAGTTTCCAATTCTATATCAGAAGCAGCTTGTTGTGGATTAAGAGCATCGTCCCAAATAAGAATATCTCCGTGGAAACCTGTTAATGTTCCTCCTACTGATGTACTATAACGATTACCTCCAAAGGATTCTCTATTATAACGCGGAGAAATAGGACTTGGCTCTTTTTTTACTATTCTATAATTAGTCTTGGTATCTTTGTCTGCTTTGATATCGAGTTCGGGATAGAGTTCTTTAAATCGTTGAGATTTGATTAAGTCTCGGCTATATTCGGCAGATTCTAATGCTAATGTCGAAGAATATGAAGCAGTAATAAATCTCATCCAATACCATTTAGTCCAGCACCAAACAGGAAATACAATACTGCAAAGAATAGTCTTGGTAGAACCAGGAGGTACATTTATTAATAAATCGTGCTCTTTCCTTTTACGTTCTCCAACTCTTGTTGCAATTTGTTCCAGCTCTTTACATAAATAAGGAATATGCCAATTGTCGGTATAAACCTGAGTACTTATTTCTGGCCAGGCCCATTGTAAAAAATGATATAGTGAACGATTGTTCAATTCTTTAGTAATAGCAGCAGGATGGCTGAGGACTTCCAGAACCTTTGAATTTTGGCTTATCAAAAGCTCTTCTGTAATTTTGTTTTTACGTACCCGTGTTATTACTTCCATTTTTAAACCTATGCGATTTTAAGTGACCCGCCTTCTTCTGTTTTACCTTTTTTAGCCAGCTTGTCAAGTATCATCAAATCCTCCGTGGTAAACTCCGATAAATCTAATTGGTGATTAACTGAAAGCTTTCCATTGATTTCAAGCCTTTCTGCCCAAACATCAGGTTTCCTTGCCTGCAACCATTTAATCGCTGCCGTGACATTCGGTGGATAATGCTTTTGTATCTGCACTAACAAAGGTTCTGTGAATTCAGCTGTTACTTTACCTTCTTCATCAAATATCTTTTTTCTATTTGTCAAAACAACGGTTTCAGGACAAGTATAACCAACGGCTGCCTGATATAGCGAATTAGCAACCCTGGCATCTGCCAACATTTTTCCTTCCTTTAATGCGTTCAGAAATTTTGGTTTTGATCTTTTCCACTTATCAATAGTGCTTGGTAGAACATCAAACGCTTGTGCGAGCTGAACGTCAGTGACTCCCAACAATGCGAAGAAATAGGCCAACCTTACAAATTCTTCCCTGTAAACCTTTTCAGCACCTGTGGTTGGTCGACGTCTTGGAAGAAATGCTGCTTCTGGTAACCTATGCCTTGCTGCGATTCTTGCTTCCCTTTTTTCCTCTGGTGTTTTCATAATCTTTTATTCTAACTTTGTTCTGCAAATACATTGAACAAAGTTATACATTATATATAATATAAACAAAACAGCAGATACCGTTACGACACCACAGAATCAAAGTGTTCTTCCCGCCTCCTTCCCTCTTTAAACTCTTCATTTAACTTTTAAATTTTTAAACCTACAAGAACCTCACATAAAATTTTTGAAATTTTTCAGCATTTCTATTTATCAAAGAAAAATTCAAATAGAGGTACATTACAATATAATATATATACATATACACTAACATAGTCTATGTTGGAGATTATTATTGCTGATATCTATTGATTCCTTTACATATTAGTAGATTCCTTATTAGAATAACATTTTACTTATTGATTCTTAAGAATCTTTATCAAATCAGTAAAACCTACAAGAAAGTTATCAAAATCAGTAAAACCTACAAGAAAGTTATCAAAATCAGTAAAACCTACAAGAACCTTAGAAATATTGTGAAATTATGAAAGGGGTCCTTCTCCGCTGTCTTACATAATGAATGCGTCAATTGATTAGCTGCCTTGCCATACCAACTACCTGCCCAGCCCGCGTGTCAATAGCTTCCCTCAGTACCTTGTGTGGCATGGTACCATTGCCCAATACCATACTACCAACTATTAATATACATATATCCAGCTTATTTTTGCACTGCTGTCAAAATACCCCGCCCCCGCCCCGCCCGCCCCTCCCCGCCCCAAATCAAATATATTGCATACTTACCTATATATTATTATATATTTACTACATATAATACTACCACATTATTATACTTACCATATTTAATTTTATTATTTACTATACTTAATATATTACCACATACCTTTTTTATATATTACTACCATATATGTACTTATTTTTGCCGCATACAAATACCATGCTAAAACTATTTCCAGAGGTATGTTCTTCAATATATACCAGCTTTTTTATGTTAAGTACGCCCAAATACCTACTTAACAATAATATTACATACTGTTTAACAACCAATTATATTGTTAAATAACCACGTTTTTCTGGTACTTAACAATTTAATAACGTTAATCTAAGGTTCTCTTAACATTTCCTGGATTATTGTTAAGTACTTAACAATTTAATAACGTTCTGTTAATATTCATCTAACATTAGCATACTATATTTACAACACGTTCTTTCCCGTTTTGTTTTGTTGCTGCCGCGCTGCAAATTATTTTTTACCGCAGGATGAGGAGTACACTAAATTGGCTACTTGGTACGTACAAAAATATTGTTAAACAGGCATACTGATGAGGCTTTAGGAGCCGAAATGGTACTTTTTAATACAAGGTACCATATATGTCAAATTTTTATTAATTACCATTAACTTTTTAAAAAATTTTAATTATGACAACAAAAAAGGAAAACGGTACGCTGGCCACTGAAGTGGCTGCTACCACAGTAAACGTTGAGACCGCCGAAGGTAAAATGGTCATTACCGAGGAAAGCATCAAGGCTGAAGAGGCTGCTCTGAAAGCAAAAAAGGCCTTGCTGGCAAAGTACAAAAAAGAGGCCGCTGAACGGGATGCCGCTGCCGCTGCCGCTGCGAAGTTGGAGGCTCTTAAGAGCCAGCACAAGGAGCAGGTTAACGCTCTGGCAAGGGAAATGGCTGACGTGCTGGCTGACAGGCGTTGGGCGGGTGCTGAGGATTTTACCGAATGGCTCAAAGCTCAAATGGCCCGCGTTCCCAAGGCTCCCAAGGCTACGGCAAAGGCTGCGAAAGCTGGCAGCACAGGCGCTCACAGTGGGGACGGAATTATCACCAGGATTGCCGAGATTGTGGCTGAAGCTGGCGAGGAAGGCATCAGCAAGGACGCCCTGCAGGCTCAGCTGGGTGCCGAGTTTC